TATATTCAGAATCTGCTTTACGAAACATTTCAGTTCTTGTTGCACTATCACCAATAAATTTTTGGAAGCCAGAATCTTTAACGGTTTCTTGCCAATCTGGATAAGCCTTATCTAAGGAATCCAAATTATGCTTTTGCACATTTCCCATTCTTTCTTCTCTCGCCTTTATAACATCTGGGTGGTTTTCTATTGCCTTATTCACAGCGTTAACTGGATCGTCAAAGAAGTTGTCCTCCTGTGCTACAGGTTCTTCTGGTGGAATAGTTTCTGTTGCTTTATTTTGTGCATCCATCAAACTTTGCATTAACTTTCTTTGTTGACCAAGTTCATCAGCCTGTCTACTCATTAATGATTCAGCTTCTTGCTGCATTTTAATAACCTCTGACATTGATTTACCAGCATACTTTGCAGGAATTTCTGGTTCAGATTGTGAAGTTACCTCCGTCTGTACCTCTTGTGTTACTTCCTGTGTTTCTGTTATTGGTTCACCTGTTGAGGGTGCTACATCTACTATTATACTTTCACTCATTGTGTTGTTCTCCGCCCTCGTGGGGTTCTGAAGTTATTTTATGTTGAATTTCCGTCTTGGAGTTCTTCCAACGCTAGGTTTGTTGCGGTTTCTAAACTTATAATAAAATTTATTAAACGCAACTGACCTTTGATAAACCAAAGGTCTTTCTCAGAATTAATACTGTCTAAGTTGACAATACTTTCTTCTAAATTCTTTATATCTTCGACTAAATCTAACCAACCATCTGTTTCCATCATCCCTATTCTATCTTCTAGGAATTTTTCATCAGTTTTAGTCATTATTGAACTGTATTATTAATTTGTTTTTTAATTCCTGCTGCTCTAGCATTAGCTAAGTTTAATATTGTTTCAGATTTAAGATGTTCTACTTCTGGAATGTTTCTAGCAGTTTCAGAGCGTTTGTTTTCAATATCAGCAGCAATTTTTTGCAATCCAATTTGATCTTTTTGAAGTTTAAGTATCTTTTCTTGGAAGTCCATTTCATTTGGTTGATTTGACATAGCTTCAGATTGCCATTTCATAGCTTTAGCTTCTTCTTCTTTAGCTTCAGCAAAAGTTTTCTGCACATTTGCTTGAAGTTGTTGCATTTCAAGCTGCATACTCATCTGTTGCATTTCTTCCATTTCAGGATTTGGTTGATCACCCTGCATAAGGGCATTAACAATTTGATCTCTGTTGTGTATGCTAGAATTTTGCATCATAGCAAGTAATATAACATTAAACGCAGGTGAATCTTTAGGTATTGCTTGTAGCATTTGAACCATTTGATTCATTTCAAGTTCTTTTGCCATTATACCCATAGTAGAATACGGTACAAACTTGTAATCACTCACAGGGTATCTATCTATATCAAATTGTATCTTACGCCACATACATTTATTAATAAGTGGTATAAGAAAAGTGTTTTGGAAATTCATTAGGGTGCGTTTCTGTCTTTTAATAGCAGCACTTTGCATCATTGACATGCCACTAGCAGTATCACCACCTTGTTGAGCACTATCAGCAGAGCCAGTACCCATCTGTATCATGTTTTGTAAACTAGCTACTTGATTAAATGTTGACTGATCAGTTGTACCCATGTCCAAAGGCATGATTGCTTCTCTAGGATTGCCATTAGTCAGTACAGTCTTACCTGCTCTAACTTCAAATTTTACTCCCCGTGGTAGTCGAGTCGCATCGGCAGCCATCATAGGTGTTGTTGTTAAAGCCAATGAGTCAATTCTTGCTCTCATCTCTGCGTCTAATGCCTTTTGTGGGTTGTAGCCTTTCTCTGCTACGCCTCTACCCCAGAATTTGTTTGGCACAATGTCGTGTTGGTAGCTAATGAAAGGTCTATCTGCCATCATAAAAGCGTTTTCTTCAACTCTAAGAATATGTTGGTCATTACACATAGTAACAACTGCTTCTACTAATTCATTAGATGATGATTTGTCATATTCAAAGTCATCTTTGTCTGCATTTGCTTTAAGGAATCGTTTCGGTACTTTGCCCCAATACTCTGTAATCTTAACGGAGTCTGATTCGTCTGCTTGTTTAGTTTCTGGATCATATCCAAATTTAACGGTGTCATAATCACCATCAAGAGGTACATCTCTGTAAATGCCAGAGCGTATTCCTTCAACAATATGGTATCTAGGCTTAATGACTTCATGTGCAACACCTAATGCTTCATTAATTGAGTTTGCAGATGGATCAATTAAAAATTCTTTTGGAGAAATTGGCTCAACATGGACATCTATAGATTGAATTTCTACTATAGTTCTTGTAGTGGCCATAGTACCATCAATATTTTGCTCTGAAGGTGTTCTTTCCATAGTTTGTTTAACTACAATCTTACCAATACCTGTTCCGTAGATAGCACCATTAAGAAATACTTCGCATAAAGAGTCTTTAACACCTGTTTTCTCTAAATCTTCTTGTAACAAATTACGAATGTACTCTGCATCACTAGGATCTTCGTCAAGCATGTCATCTTTAATGTCAAACCACTTGCCTCTTCCAAATGTAGCCTCTTCTAGTTCTGCAACTGAGGACTCTATAGCTTGTTGTAGTGCGGGAGCAATAAGTCTTGAGCGTTCTGACTGCCTGGTCTTATCTTCAGCAGACCAGATACCACGCCAAAGCCTGTAATATTCATCCCACATAGGAATGTAATTAATATTTCTATGAGTACGCCAACTATCAAGACGATATGATAACCAACTAGCTAATGCCTGGTATTTGTTTTCTTGATTATTCATTTATTTCATAATATCCCTATTTTAAGTGCCGATTATATCACATAACTTAATATTAATGCAGCTTTCTGTCTATAGTTTCCACAACAATATCACCATCCATTAACATTTTACATATGGTAAGATCTATTGAATCTTCAAATTGATCTACAATTTCTGGGTATAAACTTTCTTGATGCCCTAAAGTTTCTGTTAACAAATTAGATATAATTTCACACGCTACTATATATCTTTGCATAATAGTATCTTCATCACTACTAAAAAGCAATAGCTGTTCTATTTCTTCTTCTGTTAAATTACTAATATCCTGCAATTGCATCCATTGGACTCCATTCATCATCTAATTCAATACTGTGGGCAAAATCTGCAACACTAACTTGATCTATATACGCTAATGCATCAAGCATATCATCATGTGCCAATCTATTTGGAAAGTCTACCATTTGATTTGTAAACTCTCTCCACTCTCTTTTGTCATTAAAGGTTATTTGACCATGTTCCATTCTACCTTGTAATGCCCAAGTAATTCTATCATTTTTCTTTTTACCGCCATGTCGCATTTCAATAATAGATACCCACTTACCCTCTGTTCTCATTTCATCTTCAAGATAAGGTAATATAGCGTTACGCAATGATCCAGTTTCAATGCCTACTGTAGAAGATTCTACCTTCATCGCAGATGAAAGGATTTTTTTAGCCGTTTCTTTAATGTTCCAGCGACCATGTAGTATATCTTTAACCCACCACTTATCACGATCAATCTTTACGATAGCAATAGCCGTTTCATCTAGTCTAGATCGTTTTAAATTCCTTTCTTGTTCTACTGCTTCATAACCAGCAGGATCTACAGCAATAACATAATTACCTTCTTCAGGTTCTTCAGCGACTTGAAACCAATCTTCTTTAAAGATACCACCAGAGGATATTTCAAAGGAAGCCTCGAACTCTTGTCTAAACGACATAGAGGACATAGATTTCTTAGAAGCCTCTATCTCATCAGCAGGTAAAAAAGGATTATCTCTAGAGGTATATTGAAAAGCATCCCAATCGTCATCATCTAAAGCATCTTTATACAAATCAAAGAAATGATTTTTCCCCGCAGGCGTACCAATAAACAAAGCACCACCACGAACATCCGCAAGAGTAGGTCGAATAATTTGTTCCCACACCTGCGGTTTCATGCTGGCATACTCATCGAGCACGACATACGCCAGTCCAACACCCCTCAATGTTTCTGGTCTATCTGATCCTTTTAAATATATCTTTCTTCCATTTATCAAAGTAAGTACAGCCGTATTCTCGTATGCTTGTACTATTAGATCTCTTCCTAAATCTTTTAACATAGCCCACATAATATCTTTGGCTTGCTGAAAGGTAGGTGCTATGTAGAATACATCTTTACTTTCAGACTGTATTGCTTTAATCAGTAATATCCACGCAGATAGGTAGGACTTACCAAACCTCCTGCCAGCAGCAACAATTTTAAACCTCTTATCCGAATGAAAGATTTGCAGTTGAGCAGGATGTAGATCAATATTTAGTTCAGCCATTTTTAAACTTTTCTGCCATAGGAGATGTATCTATAGAGTCTATTACCTCATTTTCACTTTTTTCTTCTGGATCTACAATTTCAGCATCGTCATATTCTTCCGCTTTTTGTTTTATGGATTCAATAGAAGCCACATTAATAATGACTTGTGAATCACTTCTGTTCCTATTGGCATCTATCGCCTTTTGAGTGGGTATTCCCCTGTCTAAAATCATTTTAATACAATGTACATCGCCATCTTTAGCTTTGGCAACCGCAACCTCTAATACATCTATTAGGCTATCTTGTAACAAAGCCATAGCAGCAGCAGACCATTTGTTTACAGAGCCTTTAGGTCTACCTGATGGGTTTAATGAAGCCATTCCTTTTACTAAGGCAGGATTACCTTTGCGTTTACTCATGCGAGTAGTATAGCACAATAATGATCCAATGTTGCTTTTTTTTCAAATTCTGTTTTTTGTGGGTTGGAGGGTATATAAATAAAACTAAGAGGTCAATGAGCCTCCCTACCCCATACTTAACATAAGATAAATTATGCGAAGTGATCTATATATCAGAAAATAGATTAATATCGGCTTTAAAGCCCCGTACTAAAGCATTTAACTATTAAAATGCCAGGCTATTTACTGGGGATCAGGAGCTTAGTAATCGATTAGATGATCCAGATCAAGGAATATATGAGAGGGATAATAGATCCACAACCAATTGGCTGGATAGATCCATATCCAGATATCCACGATCAGGAGCCAATGATTACCCCAAGAGCCTCCGATCTTCTTTGATCCGATCAAACAGCAAGATCTGATACTTTGCTTCTACTAAACAACTATAACCAACAGAACCAACTACTACTATTAGATCTTTATTACTCCCTTACTGTATTTGTTACTTTATAGCTTGGATTCAGGCTCCGCATTAGAAACATTTGCAATATTGCAACAACAAAAAACCGCAGTATGAAAGGAAATCGTATAAGCAGCAGCTTGATCATTTGTGGCATTTACACAACAACCCCCAACAGCTTACGATCAGACACAAAAAAAGGGCGATTTCTCGCCCCTTAGATGCCCTCCTTTAAATGATTAGATAAGATCAGGGATCATTACATACCCAATGATTAAAAACGCCCATAAAGATAAAGCAATGAAGCCACCCATCACGCCCCAAAATAAGGCTTGTAGTTTTTTCATCACTCGATCACCTCTTGAATACTTTGATGAAGCATATGCTGATGGTGGAGCGTGGCGAGAAGTTCAGATCCTATGCTCTCAATTGAGCAACCGCAATCATGAGCCAAGCCCATAGACACGGACAATGAGCAATCATTCTCGATCAAGTAGTTCATAGCTTGATAGTATCCGATAATGTCGCTCTCATTGATATGATCTTTCGCATCATCAAAGTCATCAAACTTTAGGATCTCATTATTGAACTGATCGTCAACAACAAATATTATTTTAGTGTCTGATAATGAATTCATTGTTAGTGCCCTCCTTGTATTGTTCAGCCATAGATTTTTCAAATCCCGCCCTTTGATCCTTTACATGCCAGACATCACCCTTTTGTTTAAACTCATACGAGGCGATCTCCGAGATCATGAGAGGCTTCAAACCTTTGTCATGCTTTAGGTATGAATTATGATCTTTTTGAAATATGCGAAAGGGCATATCCAAAACATAAAATAAAGTATTGATCCTTTCCCTAGTTGTTTGCGTTGGCCAGTTACATAAAGATACTTCCAAGTGGCCTTGAATATTCCAACAGGCAATTATGTTTCCGTGTAGATATACATCAATGCCATCTGTTGAAGTGTTGCTGATCGATCTTTTATTCCCACCTTTGAAAGCGTGGGCAATATCAAGTGATATCTTTCTCATGATGCACCCCCAAGCATTGCTTCAAGTCTTGCGGGTATGACATGTTTATTATTACATTGATCACAGCATTCATCATTGTCATCTTCTGAATCTGGATTATTGCCGAAGCCTGTGAAAATATTTCTACAAAAACAGCATGTCCAGTATTCCGTGCCATGTCTTTCTGTTCTTTTAGTTGATGTTATCTTTTTCATATATTTACCTTTTATGTAGTGATCCAATTGATCACCCCTTAATAATACCCTTTTACAGATCAGGAAGTGAAAATTTTAACTTCCAAAAAAAACCCCCAGTAGTTGGGGGCTTCATATATTTGTTGCTAAAGAGGTTAAACTGAATTAATCTC